CAAGACAGAGGCTACAACCGGGGGGCACAATCGTGATAGTAATGACCAGATGGAGTACAAAAGATTTAGTAGGTAAATTACTAAAAAAACAAGGCGAAGATAACGCAGACAAGTGGGAGCTAATTGAGTTTCCTGCCATCATGCCTGAGTCAGAAGAACCACTGTGGCCTGAGTTTTGGAAAAAAGAAGAACTGTTAGGAGTGAAAGCCTCCTTGCCTATCGGCAAATGGAATAGCCAATGGATGCAAAACCCAACTGCTGAAGAGGGTTCTATAGTAAAAAGAGAATGGTGGCGAAGGTGGGAAGAGGACGATGTCCCTGAGTATAGTTATGTCATACAAAGTTATGATACTGCTTTTTCGAAAAAAGATACTGCTGACTACTCTGCCATAACCACTTGGGCTATATTTAACTTAGGGGATGAGAACTCAGATCAAATAATCCTGTTAGATGCTAAACGGGTGCGTTGCGATTTTCCTGAACTGAAAAGACTAGCACAAGAAGAATACAGATATTGGAAACCAGATTGTGTGTTGATTGAAGCGAAAGCGAGTGGTACACCTTTGACCCAAGAACTAAGAAGAATGGGCATACCTGTTACTGCTTATGCACCGAGCAGAGGCCAAGACAAAGTTGCTAGGATGAATAGTGTAGCTCCCATATTCGAATCAGGGATGGTATGGGCACCTGACCATAGCTTTGCTGATGACGTTATAGAAGAGATGGCATCTTTTCCTTATGGTGACCACGATGATTTTTGTGACAGCTCTACTATGGCATTGATGAGATTCCGACAAGGTGGTTTTGTATCACTAGATGAAGATTATCAAGAGGAAGCAAGATTTTTGAAAAAAAACAGAGTAGTGTATTATTGAGAGATGAAAATTTTTGCAACAAAATTTATATATAAAGGTCAAGAGTTTGTTGGGCCAGATATACATACAGACACCTATGAAAACGCACAAAAAATAGCTGAAGGTCAAGGTTGTGTTTTAGCAGGCGAACTTACAGATATTTTCGATTTAGATTTTGACCAACAACAGAGGGTTATACACTGATGGCAGTAGAGAAACAGCTAGGCACAGAAAACGATGCCTCAATAAAAAAACAAGGCTCAGCAGTCACAATACAACCAGAGCAAAGCAGATCAGACCAAATAAAAGAAGCCGCCGAGATTTTAGTTAACGAAGAGAATGTTCTGTTAGATTCTGAGATTGATGTTCAACCTGAGTTGCAGATGGATTTTAACATGAATCTGGTTGACGTTTTAGATGAAAACATTTTGCGTAATATTTCGAATGACCTTCTCAGCTCAATAAGAAGCGATAAAGAATCAAGAAGCGAATGGGAAAGGACTTACACAGACGGACTTAAGTATCTTGGTATGAAATTTGATGAGTCTCGATCACAACCTTTCGAGGGTAGCTCAGGTGTTATTCACCCGATTCTGGCAGAAGCCGTGACTCAGTTTCAAGCACAGGCTTATAAAGAAATGTTACCAGCAAAAGGACCTGTAAAAACAGAGATAATAGGTGCGAGAACAGTAGAGACAGAAGACCAAGCAGAACGTGTTCAAGAGTTTATGAATTATTACATTATGAATGTAATGGATGAATACGACCCTGAACTCGATCAACTGTTGTTTTATTTACCTTTAGCTGGGTCAGCTTTCAAAAAAATATACTACGATCAATCTCTTAACAGAGCTGTGGCAAAGTTTATACCTCCCGAGGACTTAATAGTACCTTATGAGGCTACAGACATAAGTTCAGCTGAAAGAATCACGCATGTGATAAGCATGTCAACTAACGAGATAAAAAAACAACAACTTGCAGGATTTTATGCTGATGTCGATATTAAAAGTGAGAGTTATAACCCTGAAATGTCTGAAATAGAAGAGGCTATTGATGAAATACAAGGTGTAGAGCCAAGTTACAAGGAAGAAAGAAACAGGCATGTGTTTGAAGTTCACACAGTGCTAGATATAGAAGGGTTTGAGGATAGAAAAGAAGATGGTGAACCATCTGGTTTGAAATTACCTTACATAGTGACTATAGACGAAAATTCACAAAGAGTTCTATCTATCAGAAGAAACTATAACCAAAATGACCCACTAAAAAATAAAATAAATTATTTTGTACAATACAAGTTTTTGCCCGGTCTTGGGTTCTACGGCTTGGGACTTTCACACATGATTGGTGGACTTTCCAAAGCATCGACTTCCATTCTCAGACAACTCATAGATGCGGGCACCCTTGCAAATTTACCAGCTGGTTTTAAAGCTAGGGGAATGAGGATTCGTGATGAAGATGACCCCCTCCAGCCCGGTGAGTTTAGAGATATTGACACGACTGGTGGCTCACTTAGAGAAAACTTGATACCACTGCCTATCAAAGAACCTAGTAACGTGTTGATGCAACTTCTAGGACTTCTTGTGGACTCTGGTAAAAGGTTTGCCGCTATAGCTGATATGAATGTTGGTGACATGAATCAAGCGATGCCTGTTGGCACCACTGTTGCCCTTTTAGAAAGGGGCACTAAAGTTATGAGTGCCATACATAAAAGGTTACATTATGCACAAAAATTAGAGTTTGCTTTGTTAGCCAAAGTTTTTAACGAGTTTTTACCACCTATTTACGAATACGCAGTCGGTTCAGGCAATCAAGAGGTGAAGCAACAAGACTTTGATGACAGAGTCGACATAATCCCTGTCTCAGACCCCAACATTTTCTCTCAAAGTCAAAGAGTAACTTTGGCTCAAGAGTTGTTGACTATGGTGCAATCAAATCCAGAAATCCATGGACCATTAGGTATTTATGAAGCCTACAAAAGGATGTATAGTGCTTTGGGTGTAGATAACGTAGATGCGTTAATACAGCCTCCACCTGATATGAGTCCAAAACCGTTAGATGCAGGACTCGAAAATGCTGGTTTCCTTATGGGACAACCAGCACAGGCTTTTGAGGGCCAAAACCATGAAGCACATTTACAGGCACATAGTGGTCTGTTTTTAACACCTGTTGTTGCTCAAAACCCACAGATACAATCTTTGATTATTAGTCACTGTATGCAACATTTACAATTTTTATCGATTCAACTAGCTCAACAGCAGATGCCACCAGAGGTCATGCAAAGAATACAATCTGTCCAACAACAAATTCAGATGGTTTCACCTCAAGAAGCACAGATGATTATGCAAGAAATACAGATGATTATTGACCAGTTTAGTTCACCGATTTTGGCTCTACTTACTACACAATTCTTACAATCGATTGGTATGGGCGGAGATGCAGACCCACTGGTAGAGATTAGAAAAGCTGAGTTACAATTAAGAGACAAAGAGTTGAATCAAGAAGCTCAAGAATTTATAGCGAAGCAAGAACAGCGAACACAAGAAAAAATGATGGACAATAATTTGCAGTTGCAGAGGTTAGATGTACAAAAAGCAATAGCAGATGATAAACTAAATGTGTCTATGGATAGACTAAGGCAAAATGCCGACTTAAAATTATTAGAATTGGAACAAAGATTCAGGAGATAAAATGACAACATCATACCGCCTAGAGGCACAAAAAAGATTAAAAGCCGAGAAAAAAATTCTGCGTGAAGCCGAAGCTGTTGCACAAAAAGAACAGAGAGAGCTAGAGGAGAAAAAAAGGGTAGCCAACGAAGAAAGAATTGCACGAAAAATGGAAAGGATTTCTAAAGGTTTACCTGTCGAGGAGATACAACCTAAGAAAAAACCTGTTAAGAGGCAGTCAAAAAAAGTAAGTAAAAAAGTAAAAGCAAAAAAATCTAAATGAATGAAATAGATTTGTTAGATAAAATAAAAAGGTTACTTGAAAGCAGAGAAGAACAAATCAAGGACACTATGATGTCTGGTGGTTTGAAAGATATGGAACATTACAAATATTTGCAAGGAGAACTTTCTGCTTTATACTATATTACAAATGGCATTGGTGAGATGCTAAAAAGAAGTGACAAAAATGAGTGACGAAAAAAAATTAGAAGATGCTTATGTAAGACCTGATGACCGAGTGCTAGACCCAGAAAAGTTAGATGCCTCGGTTTTAGACAGGATGCCACAACCGACAGGTTGGAGGATGTTGGTCTTACCTTATGCTGGTAAGAAAGCAACAAAAGGTGGCATAGTTCTTGCCAAAGAGACAATAAACAGAGAGGCATTAGCTACAGTAGTAGCGTATGTGGTAAAAATGGGTCCATTGTGTTTTAATGATACAAAGAGGTTTGGCGACAAACCTTGGTGTCAAGAAAAACAATGGGTTTTGATTGGACGGTATAGTGGCTCGAGATTCAAACTCGATGACGGTGCAGAAGTCCGCATCATAAACGATGATGAAGTCATAGCTACGATACTCAATCCTGATGACATAGTGAGTGTATAAATGAGCGAAGAAGAAAAAAAATTACAAGAAAACGTAAATGAAGTAGAGATCGAGGTAGTTGATTCAGAGCAAAGTGAAGCCTCCCAGCCAGAAAAAGGTGCAGAGGATGAGTTAGAAAATTATACGAAAAATGTTTCGAAACGTATTAATAAACTAAACGAAAGAAACCGAAAAACCGAAGAAGAAAATGCAATTCTCAGACAAAGACTTGCGGAGAGAAATCAAGAAAATGACAATCTTCGTAATGTCGCCATAGAAAGTCAGTCTGGTTTGCTTAACAAGCAGGCAGAGGCTTTAGAAGCGAAACAAACACAAGCAGATGAGTTGTACAAAAAAGCGATTGCTAGTGGCGATGCTGAACTTATCAGCAAAGCCGATACTTTGAAAAGTGAACTTGTAATAGAAAAAGAAAAATTGCGAGTTGCCAAACAAAGAGCTGAGCAACCGCAAGGAGCACAACAGTATCAGCAAGAATATCAGCAACAGTATCAACCTCAACCAGACATCAAGCCTACCAAAGAATCGCTTGATTGGTATGCAGAAAACTCTTGGTATGGTGATCAGTCAGACCCAAAAAATATGCAAGCCACAAAATATGCCTATTTCCAACATCTTATGTTGGCTGATGAAGGTTACGAGCTTGATTCTGATGAATATTACAACGAACTTAACAACAGAATAAGAAAAGTTTATCCTGATTTATCTTCAGGTAATGTCGAGAAAAATGAAAGCGAACCCGCTGTGCAAAGGGTTGCTTCAGCCTCCGTTGGAGGTCGACAAAAAACACAGGGCAGTAAGAAGAACGGTGTTACTTTCTCGAAATCGGAAGTTGACCGCCTTCGTGGACTTAAGCCACACAATATGTCTGAAGAGGCATGGCTTAAATCCGTTGCAAAGGAAAAGCTAAAAATCGATGCAAGGGAGGCAAAATGAACGATAATGAGCAAGTGACAAACACTAGAAATTCTCGTGATTCCGAGACACACGATAAACAATCTCGCAGACAACCATGGAGGCCAGTAAGAAAACTTGAGACTCCTCAACCACCAGAGGGCTACGAGTATCGTTGGATACGAGAGTCTATGTTGGGACAGGAGGACAGAGCCAACGTAAGTAGAAGAATCAGAGAGGGTTGGGAACTCGTAAGAGGAACCGATCTACCGTCTGAGTACGACTACCCAACAGCTGATTCAGGCAGACATGCTGGTTTAGTTTATACAGATGGACTACTCTTAGCGAAAATACCCGTAGAAACCAAACAAGAAAGAAATGCTTATTACGAGCAACAGACTTCTGCAAAAAGTGCCGCACTTGATAACAATATGTTTAACGAGTCAGCAAAAGATGGTCGCTACGTTAAGTACGATTCTAAGAGGAAATCCGAGGTTACTTTTGGTAAAAAGTAAACATTATTTGAATTAAGGAAAATTATGGCAAATAAAAACGCACCTTTCGGAGCAAAGCCAGTTCGAATGATGGGTGGAGCACCTTATAGTGGTGGCCAGTCTAGGTACAGAATAGCTAGTGGAGCCACAACTCCAATCTTCCAAGGCGACTTGGTAACTCAGCTTACCGCTGGGGTAATAGGAAGACATGCCGCAACAGGCACAGTTCCTATAGTAGGAGTTTTTAATGGAGTTCAATATACAGACCCAACAACAGGAGAACAGGTTTTCAAAAACCATTATCCGGGCAGTATTTCTGCATCGGATATAATCGCCTCTGTAATAGATGACCCTAATGTCGTATTTGAATACCAAGCAGATGCCGCTTTTCCAGTGGCAGACCTATTTGGTAATTTCGATGTAGTAGAGTCATCTCCTGTGGGGGATACAAAGTCGGGCATATCAGCCGCACAATTAGATGTTGGTACAGGAGCTACTACAGCTACTTTACCACTTAAGTGCATCGATATTAGCCAAGACCCTGATAATGACGATGTTTCATCGTCCAACACAAATGTACTATGCGTGATACAAAATCATATCATGGGACAAAAAGGAGCTGGATTAGCTTAAGGATATATAATTATGGCAATTTCAAGAGCACAATTAGCGAAAGAACTTGAGCCGGGCTTAAATTCTCTCTTTGGTATGAATTACGATGAGTACGATAGAGAATACGAAGATATTTTTGTAATCGAAGATTCAAACAGAGCTTTCGAAGAAGAAGTATTAATCGTTGGATTTGGTTCAGCACCAGTTAAATCAGAAGGTCAAGGTGTCAGCTTTGATAACGCATCAGAGAGCTTCAGTTCTCGTTATACACATGAGACTGTTTCACTTGCGTTTGCGTTAACCGAGGAGGCCATAGAGGACAACCTTTATGACAGCCTAGGTCGCCGATACGTCAAAGCGTTAGCAAAATCTATGGCTAATACTAAGGAAGTGAAAGGAGCAGATGTTTTAAACAATGCGTTCTCATCATCTTTTCTTGGTGGCGATGGAAAATCTCTAGTAGCAACTGACCACCCGTTAGCAGGTGGAGGTTCAGCGGCTAACAGAGCAACCACAATGGCAGACCTTAACGAAGCATCACTAGAAGATGCTTTCATTGATATTTCAACCTTTACAGATGACAGAGGTTTAATTATTTCAGTTCAACCAGAGAAGCTCGTGGTCCCACCACAGCTGGTCTTCGTTGCTGATAGAATTTTACAATCTGATTTAAGATCAGGCACAGCAGACAATGATGTCAACGCAATCAAAAACACTGGTGTTTTACCGGGTGGTTATGTTGTCAATCATTATCTAAATGACCCTGATGCTTTCTTCATTCTGACTTCAGTAAATGAAATGGGTGATGGACTCAAAATGTTCCAAAGATCACCTATGGAAAATTCAATGGAACCTGATTTCTCAACTGGAAATATTAGATACAAAGCAAGAGAGAGATACTCTTTTGGTTTCTCCGATTGGAGAGGTGTCTACGGTTCACAAGGAGCTTAATCGAAGTAGTAATACACTTTGTTACTCAGTATTACAAAAAGGACCCTGTTTAGGGTCCTTTTTTTTGTGTTTGCACATAACAGTATGGAGTAGTATTATTGAATCTGTAGTATAAATGTTACAGGCATGGTGTCTGTGATGGTCAACAAAAGGAGGCTGTTTATGTCTACACATTTTACATCAGGGGTAACTAATGTTAGCTCTACAGGTTCAGGTGGTTTATTAAAACAACCTAGCCGTCATAAGTATCACGAATACTTCGATGACTTCAACATTTACAATGCTGGAGATTTTACTATTACAACCACAGAAGATGGCTCAGGCAGTGCGGCTGAGGCATTGATTGATGGTGATGGTGGCTTGTTGCAAATAACAAATGCCGCTGGCGATAACGACCATGACTTTTTTCAACTGAAAAAAGAGGGTTTTAAATACGAGGCTGGTAAACAAATCGCTTTCTATTTTAGATTCAAAGCAAACGATGCCACACAATCTGACATAGTAGCTGGTTTACAACTTACAGATACCACACCGTTAGATGTAACTGATGGTATTTTCTTTTTGAAAGCTGACGGAGCCGCAACCATAGATTTTGTTGTGGAAAAAGATAGCTCTCAATCAACTTTAACTTTACCTAATTCTTTGGCAGACGACACTTTTATGACTGTTGGTTTTGTTTACAACCCAAAAGATCAAAAGTTTAGAGTCTACCAAGATAATGTCGAGGCAGGCACAGTTGTGAATACAAATGCACCTGACGATGAAGAGTTAAACGTATCTTTCGGTATCCAAAATGGAGCGGCGGCGGCTAAGGTATTAACCGTTGATTACATCCATGCTTTGAAAGAAAGAACAGCAAACTCAGAGTTATAGGAGTAAATTATGGCAGATGCAGTAGCCTCACAAACTATACAAGACGGAGAACGAAAAGCTATTTTGCGGTTCACTAATGTCTCTGATGGCACAGGTGAATCTGCCGTAAAAAAAGTAGATGTTTCTGCCCTAGCATCAAACAGTGCAGGGCAGGCATGTACCTCTGTAAGTGTAGAAAGAATTTACTGGGCAACTGTTGGCATGAGTGTCAAACTAGAGTTTGATGCTACCTCGAATGTTTTACTAATACATTTACCAGCAGATAGCACAGGTGACGAATACTTTGATTTATTTAGTGGGATTCCTAATAACGCAGGTAGTGGTGTGACAGGGGACATTGATTTTACAACTGTCGATCACTCAAATGGCGATGCCTACAACATCATTTTAGTTCTTAATAAAAACTATTAATGAATGGCACGAAAGGCGAGTAAAAACCCACCAAGAACTAAAAAGTATTTTAGGTCCACAAAAAGTGGAGCTGGGATGACGAAAGCGGGTGTAGCCCGTTATCGTAGAGAAAATCCCGGCAGTAAACTAAAGACAGCAGTAACTAAGAAAAAAAATCTTACTGCTAAAGAGAAGGCAAGAAGAAAATCTTTTTGTGCTCGGTCTGCGGGACAGATGAAAAAGTTCCCGAAAGCGGCTAAAAACCCGAACTCAAGACTGAGACAAGCAAGAAGAAGATGGAGGTGTTAAAAAATTATGGCAGAGAAAAGTAAAGTACCAAGCAACGTAGCAAACCCAAGTTTGTATCGAAAAGCAAGAGCCAAAGCCAAAGCTAAGTTTGATGTTTTTCCTTCCGCTTATGCTTCAGGTTACATGGTGCAAGAGTACAAACGTATGGGCGGTAAGTACAAAGGTGCAAAAAAAGCACAAGGCGGTGAAGTCAAAGGTCTAAAACCTATACCAAGTGGTAACAAGGGTTTACCTAAGTTACCTAAAAAGGTAAGAAATAAAATGGGCTTTATGCAAGAGGGTGGCAAAGTACAGAGCGAACGTAGACTAAGAAGATCAAAGCTACTAAACGAAAGAATGAGACGTGCAATGGAGGCACAAAAAGGTTTAGAGGGTCGGAGGAAAGTCAAAAGTGCTGAGGATATAAAAAGAATAAAAGATGAAATAAAAAAAATAGAGCGAGAGCGTTTTTTGGAAAATTCAGCCGTAGCAGGTTTGCAGAAACGGGTGCTACGAGAACGTTCAGTAGATCGAAATAAAAACAGGCGGGACCTTAGGCCTAAAAGATTTGTTGGCGGAGGTTCTGTCATGGTACAAAGCCGTGGGTGTGGTGCGATGA